CATTATTATATGAGAAGTACTGTTCTTTTCCATTATTAAAATATGTTACATTACCTGGTAATAGATTACCTGATGGATCAAAGTCTTTTAACTTATAATCTTTTTTACTAAAGTATAAGATTGAGTTGTCATTATCATATATAGATTGGCAACCAATACCAGATACTGGATTATCAGTATGTGGGTATTCAGGAAATGCTTCAAGTAGTTTATATGGTAAAAACTTCTCAAACCACCACTTCATACCTGCTTGTGATATTTCTACAAGACCCTCATTAAAAGTAAAGATCTTACCTTGTTCTTGACCTATATAGAAAAGTCCGGCTGGTGTAGAAATTACAGATAGTCTATTTTGAGATGAACCATACTCATATGGTCTTTCTGCTACTACAATATTTTGTGGTTCTCTATTAAACAATCCTGCATCACCAAGAGTAACTTTAGTTAATGACTCATCTAATGTAAGAGTATCTACACCTTGGAAAATTACAGGACTATCATTTTTAAATGTTACAAAAGCACCTGTCTTAGCAAAGTTTTTAACACCACTAATCTGACTCTTAAAGTCTCTTCTGTTTAATGGAAGATATATTCTCCAAGAATCTATATCAGATCCTTCTACTTGATAATTAGAATATGTAATTACATTAGGAAGGTATGTATAACAAAGACTTGCAACTTGTGGGTCATAGTATCTATCTTGTAAGAAACCATATGAACGGAACTTTTGTGGTAATCTAGATGCACTTAAAGATTGATCATAGATGTAATAGTTACCTCTTGTTGGAACAATAGGATCCATTTTAAATAGAGCATACAAATCTGTATATCTATATGGATGGTAGCATTTTTCAAAATCAAATGTACCCACTTCTCTATAGTCAATAAGCACTTCTGATTCTACAAAGAAATCTCTTACACCAGATACAGATGTATAAAAGTATGATTCTTTTACACCTAAGAAACCTGGATATGGTGTTGCATCATCATCTTGTCTATCAAAGTTTGGATTATCTAATGTGTAATAATTAGATGGTAATATACCTGTACCATTATATGTATTAAAAAATGAACCAACATCAGTTATTTCTATATCTGCAATATCATATCTAAATGAGTTCATCCAGAATCTTGCTTGTGGCAACATCTGATGGACAAAGTAATTAAATGGATAGTCATCTATTACATCATACATCCAGTTATAGAAAAAGAACATTGGATTCTTTTCTGTAAACCTACAGATGTACATATCACCATTATACATATTTATTGTATTTGGTAATTTTTTAAGTGGATATGCTATTCCATTATTTATAAATATTTGTACTGGTAATTGTGCAGGATCAAACTTTTGCTCACATGGAGATATTATCTGTTGCTTTACAGAATCTAATTGACCATACTGGTTTTCTATTCTTACTTTAATACCAGCATAATGACTTGCAATATTAGATTGGAAAGTTCCTGTTTTATCATTTTCTGAATAGTTAGGGTAACCAAAAAATTGATTTGTAATACTTAGATTTACTAATGAATTATCTTGTGCCCCATTGATTAAGTTTTGATTTGAACCAGATCCAGTAGTTAAAAATCTTGGTCCTACTGTAGCACCATTATTTGCTTGTGAAGTACGTACTGCAACAAACTTAGCCCTATATAAATTATTAATTGTATACTTACGTGCAGAACCTGTTGATGTTATATAGTCCGGAATCTCTTGGTTAGTATCATTTATAACATAAAGTGAATCTTCAATTCTAAATCTTACAGGTCTATTCACTTGTGGTTTAGTATATTGATCATAAAAACCATGACCAATAAGTTGTAATGCATATTGTCTTAATGGCAAGATAGCATAAGCCAATCTTTGCATATCTTGTAAACCTTGTGAAAAGAAAAATGCAAACTTTGCAGCTCCAGTAAATGCTGAAAATAATGGACCACCTATTAATGACATGCCTGTTGGCTCAATGGTATATGTTCTTGGGGTCCAAGAACCACCATTTAGAACTGATTTTCTATTATGTTCATTGTAAATATTATCTAATGTATCAGTTCCACTAACAGCATTTAGTACTGCTTGCCCACCATTAAGCCATCCTGGAAAAGCAATATTAAAAACTGGTGGGAATGGAGGTATGCTAAAACCATTAGTTGCTGTATTCCAAGCTGTATCAGAGAAATTAGTTGAACCACCTGTAAGATTAATACCATTATAAGGAGGAACTGATGTTGATGGTCCACCAGCAGAACCAGGACCTGCTAGTAACCAATCTGTTCCATATTGATTAGTAAACCCACCCTGTGGATAGTTAAATGTTTTCTTTCCTAATGATTTTAAAACAGATTCAGCAAGTGCTCCAACAAGAAGCATAAATAAAGCTTTATTATTTAAAAGCTTATTCTTAGGATGCCCAGCTGGTTCTATAAATTGTTGATTTGCTCTACCACTCACATGACCATAAAGTTTAAGTTCAGAAACATTTAAAAATGGATTTCTAAAACTTGTCTCTGGTGAATGAAAAGAAATAATATCCGGTGGTATGTTTTGGTTTACTTTAGTATCTGTAGTTGGTTGAGTCTTCTTTATATAAGGATCATTATACAAATAATTGTAATCTGCAATATTTGGTGTGTTTCCTGCAGGGTAAATTGTATTATATGGATAGTTAGCATATAAACCAACTCTATCAGTTACTTGACCTTTAATATTAAAATCTCTAAAGTTATTAACCATACCTTTAGCAATCACAGATCTGTTACCTTCTCTTGATCCTCTTAAGATTTCATAACCTACAATTCCAGGAATTGGATTACCATTATTATCTACTGGATGGTAAATATTATTAAACTGTACACCAAGTACTCTAATACTTATTTTACCTGTAGTAGGATCTTTTACAAAGTGTGGTGATACAGAATTGTCTGGAAACTTGTGATGTCTTATTTCTTTACCACAAAGATCAAACGGTGAATTAGTTACGTTATGTGGTATTGGTGTCCATGGCTGATCTGTACTATTCCATATCTCTGGTTTTTTATCAGGATACTTTTCTGTTGATTGCCAATAACCCATATAACCAACTTGAACTAATTTACCACCATCTGGTAATATAGTGTTTGGTGTAGATGTTTGTCCTGCAGTATTATATGTTTGATACAGTTTTATATCATCGGGAAAACTATTAACATCAGAATAGTTCTGTAATTCAGGAATAGTTAATGTACCTCCGGTAGGTGCAACAAATGTATAATCCTGTGCAGCCCTTCCTGGAATATGATATGTTGCAGACTTATCTCCAGTGTTGTAAACCCAACGGATAAAGAAAGTATATACTTCATCTCTAAGATAACTTGTATTATGACCACCTTTATAATAATAGTCTGCTGGATATTCTGTAGCTGTCCACTCAGTACCAATTAAGTTAGCAAGTGGTTGATAGTTAAAATCAAATTTAGATGTTGGACCTATTCTTAATAAATATTTATCAAGCGGAGTCATCTGATCAGACTTTTCAAAAACTGGTGTTACTCTACCTATATCAAAGTCATCTACTACTTCTAAACTTTGTTTTAACTGATCAATAGTTATTCTATTAGTTTGTGTAGAAAATGCACCAAATCTTCTTGACTGAATACCTTCATTTACAAATGATACTATTACTAACTCAAACTCATCAAAGTTTTGTGTATCTGCTTCTACTTTTAATTCTAATGATCCCTGAGAATTATTAGGAGTATAAACTGCTTGAATATTACTTGGTGCAAAGTAGTCTGTTACTTTTACACCATTAATAAGATATGCTATAGATGCAAAGTAAGAACCATTATCTAAAACACCAGCACCATTACCTAATTGTAATTCAAGACAAGGTGTCTGCATTAATGATGCAATTCTTAATTTATCACAGTTTAGTGTATTAATATCATCACATGTTGTACAACCATTTACTGTTTGACAGTTTTGATTCCATGCTACACCGGGCCAAAGAATATTATTTGTACCATCAGTATAATAGTTATTACCTAACCATGTATAGTTTGTAGGTGGCCAAGTTTTAGGATCCCCAATATTAAGAAATCTATCCGGATTAAAACCATCTGCCCAATATACTTGCCAGGTACAATCATTTATTTCTTTAGATGCTCCAGATACAAGTTTATATCTATTTAAATTTAAACATGCATCTTGAACAATAGGTCTATATCTACATGAGTCTGATTCAAATAAACCTATCTCAGAGTCAATACTATTTGAAGTAAATTCAGTAGCATGTGCTGCTGTATATATAACCCACTTGTCACTAAATAAATGTATAAGACCTACAATATACTTAAAGCCAGACATAGTTTGTCCAGCTGTAGCACACAATGCATTTGACTCTTCATTAGATAATGTACCAAGATCACCTTCTGCAGTATTGTTTACAGCATTTCTTGCATGCGTCCACATCCCTTCTTGGATGAATGACGGATCTGAATCTTTGTTTAGTCCTTTTACAAATGAGTTAGAACTAGTTTCAGACATTTGCTGTTTTTGATTTTTAGCCATAACTATACAACTCTTGAATTTAGACCATAAATACCATAACGGTTATTTGGAGAGTAACTCATAAACATATAATAATACTTACCATACATGGCTTTTCTATTAGCTTGCCACATCTCTTTAAGTTCTCTAAAGTTTGGAGTATTAACTACACTTAATGCATTATTTCTAGCAGCTTTTAATCTTTGTTCTACAAGTTGCATTCTTTGAGAAACATCTTCTCCGTTCATAAATAAGTTTTCAAGTATTCTTGACTTGAATGCATACTCATAGTATTCATTAAGAAGGTCATGATCTGGAACTAATAAGTTACCATTCTCATCTTCCATTTGACCTTGATAGTTAAGATATACTTTACCAGTATCAAATGTTGTAAATAAGAAACCACCTTGGATCCAACCTTCATTAGGAGTATTATAATATAAGTTTGGGCAATCACATTCTATATCTTGACTAGCCTTCATTCTTAATGGAATAAGTTGAGTATATACTCTAGTAGTTCCAGAATTATTAATTACTTGTATTAACTCATACTTATCACCTTTACAGTTCATAAAGACTCTTGGTCTTGTACAAACATCTCCATATGGAGCATTAGGATCATATTCAGTAGGAATAGGATTAGGAGCACATGTAGGAGGACATGTATTACCTGGACATGCTGCAGTATGATTACAAGGGTTTGCATTGCATACAGAGCAGTTTACAGTAATTGGTGCACATATGTCTACAGTAGCTGGAGTTTCTACATAAGGTACTTCTTGAATGTTTGTACCTGCAGCCCAGCCATCATAACCTAACTGCTCAGTAAATGTACCGCATATAAATGCAAAGTTGAATGTATAAAAGTCATCAGGTAGTTTTACTTTACCGTGACATACATCAAGAATAACTTCTTTCTGTTGATTAATTCTAAGACCTAGATCATAGTTAAGTTTTTTAGCAAGTTTAATTAACTGCTGTGGCTCAATCATATTCTCAAGAGCAAAAGTATTTAAGTCAACTGTTACATCTTCTAACAACTGATTAAATGTTCTATATCTAAGTGTATAATTAAAGTTCATTATCTAAGTATATTTTGACTATCATCTACTGAATCAGCAGGAACTTTGAGAGTCATTGTTAATTCTTGTAGTGTAAACTGTTCTACTTCTGAAAATAAATATTCAGGTAATGCAAACTGTTCTTCTTGTTTTACTTCACATGGATCAGTATCACATGTTTCAAGTTTAGCTTCAAAGATGGCTTCCATTCTTATAGCATCCCAATCTACATTAGGAATATAAATGTAACCGTTTAGATACCAGAAATAAATGCTTCTGTTATACTTAAAGGTTGTAGTTTTAGTCATAGAAACCCAAGTACCTGGATCAGTACGGTAAAGTTCAATAGTACCATCTATTGAAGATACTGTACGGATAATAGGACCGAACATACCATCTAAGATACTTGGTAACTTTTCTTTAGATCTTTTAAAGTAACATCCGGAGTATACACCAATACAACCAGCTTCAACTTTATCTACATCAATTAGTTCAATGTATGGAAGTACTTTAAAGATAGAACTGATTTTCATTAGTCTAAACTGATTGTCTTCTCTTTTAATTAAAGTCTTTGCATACTTTAGAAGCAAAGAATAAATAGTTCTGTCTGTAAGGAATGCATCTTCCTTTACAGCTTTAAGAGTGTTTCTTACTCTAGATATTGCTTCTCCTACAGTGGTCATAGATCAAATTCATTATATGTTTTAAGCTGCTCTTGCATTTTCCTTTTGTCAATGTCTTTAAGAGCTATGCTTTTTTGTAAAAGTTGTATTCTTTTTTTAGGATCTACAGCTACATACATGTTCCAGTTTTCTGCGTATGCTTTTGATACAGATCTTTTAAAATTTCTACAAGCTGTAAAACCCCAAAATTCTCTATTCTTTATCTTGTGTTTTAAACTATAACTTGTAAAAAAGATTTTGCAAAGTTTACCATCTGTTTCCCAGTTCTTATTGGTAACTGTTACTCCATATTTTTTAGACTTGTTGTAATCAATATTTCTTTTCTTACTTTGATCACATGTTCCAATGAATAACCAACCTACTTGTTCTGGTAACTGTACACCTTCTCTTGAATCTATTACAGTTTGGTATACTGTTTCATTAAATACTTTAATTATCTTTTTTAATTCTTTGTCACTTATATCTCCATACTTTGAAAACTTTGCTTTAAATGTTTTAAAAAAATCATCAGTTAACAGATTGTATGCTTTTGGTCTATATCTTGGAGCAGTTAAATCTGGCTTTTTAAATTCTTTCATACCATATAGATTAATATACTAAAAATTATGCACTTTAGCAAATATAAGCATAAAACAAAACCCCCGCTAGTGCGAGGGCTTTGCCTTGTTGTCACAGAAACCAACAAACTGTAACTTCTTAGAATATGAGTACGGCTCTTAGTCTTACAACTGGACCTGAAGGTCTATTAATAAAAATAGTAATTAACCCTGTTGTATCATCTACAGATACTATATAGTTATTACCATTTGCCTCATATGGTTGAATAAGTCTCCATGAACCACCAGATAAGTACCAAAGACTAATTACAAAGTCTGAAGGTTCAGAACCACTTAGGCTACAAATAGATGGTGTAATACCACATGCAGCTAATTCATTCTGAGTAATTGTAAGAGTAGTTTGATCAAAATCAGTATTAATTTCTTTTACATATCTTAACTTAACTTGATTAAGTTCTTCACAGAAATATGTAGTAATTTCATTTAATGCAGTAGCTACATTAGTGTCTGTAGTCACTACAGTATCAGTACCACAATCAATATCTGCACCAGTGTAGATAATACACTGTGCATCAAATACTTCTGAACATGGTTCTGGATCCGGGCATCCTGCTGGAGTTGGACATGGTGGAAGAGTTACTAGTGCATCATCACACCCACAATTTTTACATTTATTTATTGACATCTCTTATATTATTATGGACAAACTCTTGAGAAACCTGTTTCAGTATTACATGGATCTACATAAGCTACTAAACCATCTATTTGAAAATTAAAACCACCAATCTGATTTTCATCACCAGCATCACAACTAAATGGCCACACTAAATTAAATGTATCTGATACAAGTGGGAAGTTAGCATTAGATGGAGCATTATGAATATCAGAACCAACAGCAATATAGTTAGGAAGATATTCTCCGACTCTTACATTACTAGTTACTAATCTTAATGGTGAGTTACCTTGTATTCCTGCTCCCCTTGTTGTTGAAATTTCAATATCATGAACAACTTGTACAGATAGACCTTTTGTTGATGTAACATATACTCTAATAGCTGAGGTTAAACATGTACCAAATGATGGATCCACATCAATAGCTCTAAGAGCTACATCCCATGCTTTGTAATATATATTGTCTAAGTTTCCTGCAGTAACAGATGCTGGAATAACAGAACCACCATTATTAAATGAAATAGCACCATTAGCATTAATACTACAACCACCAACACCACTCCATGTAGTACATCCTGCAATTGAATTATATGCAGAAGTTGCTGTTAATGGAATTACACTACCTGGAGAAGCTGGATTTTCTAATGGTACAAATACAGTACCTCTAAAATGAATCTGATTTCCAATTCTTCTACACTGTGGTTTATCTACTCCAGAATAGTAAGTAAAGCCATCTAAATCTACCCAACCAGTATCTGTAATTTTAGCTGAGATATTATATGCTGGCCCTGCTGATACAGTAAGATCAACTGTTGATGTATCAGCTACTGTAATAGTAGTAGTATTAGAATATGCTACACACAATGCAATCCAGATATTTGTAATTACTTCTGGAAGTGTTGTAGGTACTGGAGTCCAATTAGGATCAGATGTTACATCTGTACCATAAGCACATGCTGTAATATATGATGTTAAAAGATTTGCAGGAGTGCCTAATACTCCGGTTGTAGTATTTGTATAACTACAAAGACCATTTGTAACATTGTTTATTAATTGATCTAAAACAATATCAATATCATAACTATTACCAGCTACTAATGTACCAATATTACAGTCAACAATAATTGTTGGTGTAGGAGGGATTACTACAGTTGTGCTCTCAAGATTAGTTACTCTAATTTCTAAATCTACAATTTGAGAGTTTATTACAGCAATCTGAGAAATTAATGAACAAACTTTTTTTCCAATTTCTATAGCATATTCTGAAACTGTCATTACAGTAACACCATTTACTATAAAACAATTTGCAACAGTAACCGGAGTATCAGCACTTGCAGATTTAGGTGTATTTACAATAGGACTAGTTGAAGGATCAGCAAGAGTATTTACTTCAGTTTGTAGTGCACAAATTCTATCAATTAAAAACTGAATAAGTGCTTGAAAATCATTTGGTCCACATGCAGTAAGATTAAAGCATGATAGATCATAATTTGTTACATTCAGAATATCTAGAACAGTACATAGTTCTGTAGCAAGCTTAGCTATTACATCAGATATTGTATCACCTGTACATAGTTTAATGCACGGAATATCTGGTCCTTGCCAAATCACACAGTTAGATGAAATTGGGCTACAAGGTTTATTGTCTAGATTCAAAGGTTTCATATCTATAATATACTAATTATTAATTAGAATTACAAGTCTTTAGTGTTGTTCCACAGCCACATCCACATGTAGAAGGTGGACAGTTACAAGTATTTACTTGACATACATATGCCGGGTCTCTTAAAGCTTCTAAATCTATAAGTTGTTTTCTCATTAACCATTTGTCATCTTCTTCAGGACAACAGTTACTAATTCCATATCTTAGTTCAAGTACAGACTTATACAATACTTCTGCAGCTTTACATGTTATTTTTTCATACTTTTCAGTACTACAAATTGGTGCAACATATCCTGGTTGAACACTTCTTTTTGGATAGATCTGTGGAGGACACTCATATACATCAGTATTTAATGTACAGTCACCAAAGTATTCTACATAGTCAGTAGGATATGATGTAAGCCAATGAGACATACATATTCTATCTGATCTTTCACCTGATAGCAAAGTAATTGTTTGAACAGTACCGTCACAATCTAAGTAATCATAATTATGTGATACAGTATCATGATTTTTAACTCTGGAACATATACAAGGAAAACTTGTAAGACAGTCTATACATGTATCAAATTCATCTTGTATATCTCCTATTAAACCTGCACCTACACTTGTAATAGCTATTGAAACTCTCCAACAAGTAGTTGGACACCATGCAAGAGTAATTACTTGTGTAACATATGCAGAAAGATCAGTAAATGTAATTATAGAAGGTTCAATACCATTACAATCTGTAAGTTCATAGTATGTTGTTTTACATGCATCACAATCTTGAAATGCTACTGTAATAGTTACAGCAACATCTGATGGAATTGGATTTGGGTATGCATCTACAATCCAACAACCCGGACAGTCTGGACCAAGTTGTACTACTTGATCAACATATGCACTAAGGTCATCTGATGTATAAATAATAGTATTTAGATCATCACAGTTTGAAAGTATATAATTTGGACCTGCTGTACATGTTGCACAATCTGCAAATGCTTGTGTTACAACAACATCAATAGCACAATCACAATCTACTACTTGATTTACAATCCAGCAGTTTGTATAACCGTCTATAATTACAACTTGACCAAGTGAAGCATATGGAGATAAAGACTGAGCTGTTGTATAAATAGGATTTTCTATACCAGCACAATCTATAAGTTCATAACAGTCTTGTGGGCACATTCCATCCACACAATCACCATGATTTATAATAGTAAGATTAGGTCCTGGTGATGGACTAGTAAAAGGATATACTAAAGAACAATCTTTAAAGTATCCATTTACTTGTGTAGAAATTACATTGCCATTGCAGTCTACATAATTTAATTTAGCATTACCTATAATTTCATAACATTGACATGAACAAGGATCAGTACATGGAATATCAGGATCTACAGCAACTGGAATTGGACTAAAATAATTTGTTGAAGGGGTTACATAGTAACAATTAAAATCAGGATCAGTACCTGCCTGTATGAGAACAGAAGTATTTACATATAAGGATAAATCAGTATCAGTTGTAAATACCGGTTGAGAACCATCACATGACCATAAGTCATAATATTGCACTGGACAAGTTGGACAAAATCCTACTGGAGCATCTGTACATTGTGAATCACTAGCTGTTCCGGTAGCATATGTATAATTTGATCCAAAATTAGTTGGTATTGTATTAAGGTTACCAAAATTGCTTCCATTAATAGGACTACCAGCATTTACTGTAGAACTTCTAAATAATTTATAACATTGATTTGTTAATGGAATATATGTATCAGTAATTGGATCATACCCAAGTGCAGCAGGACCATTATAAATATTGATACCTTCACTGGGAGTAACGGTTGTACCATTAGTTGCAAAATATACAACAGGTCCTCCACAACAAGGTTCAAAACCAAAATAAGTTCCTGAAAATAAAGTTGTCATATTTAAGTTTTGTTATATCTATCTTTTCCCCAAACTTGATTTGTCTGAGATACTGTTGCTACTGTTTTTCTTTGTTTTAATTGTGCTTCATAATTGTTTACACATTTTGAACATACAGTTTTGCCATCTGATGATTGTCTCTTCTGACATCCACATGACATTTTAGTTTTACAGTTTGGACACGTTGCCATATTTTGTTGGTTTTAAATTTTTAGCAATTTACACAATCTAATTTATTTAGAAGCTTAAGTGCATAGTTATATAATGTCATACCTTTCTGTGGATCGTGACAGTATTCTACTTTAGCTTTAGCAGCTTCTAAATACATTTTAATTAAGCCAAGTTGCTCAAGTCTTTGTTTTGTTTTAAGTGGTGGCTCACATGCATTAGCATCAACCTCACACAAAATATTATAATATCTATTTAAAGCATAACTAATTCTCATATGATTGTATTCTACAAATACCTGATCATTAGGAGATACACTATACTTAATTACATAAATACCGTCTGGCAAATTAGTATACTGAGTTCCACAATTAGCTGTCTGTAAATTCAGATCACATGCAGTTAATGTAATATGCCCACTTGCTACAAACTCAGTCATCTGAGCTCCTTCAAGTTGAACTGAATAAGCAAATCCAGGAACTGTTACATTTAATGTAGGACAAGTAACTGGCAACAGATCATAATATACACTTGTGTCCATAATCTTTAGAACACATGTATTCATAACTGTTGGTACTTCTAAACTTAATACGTGATTAGCCATAGATATTTAATAAAAAAGGGGATAGGAGTATTTAACTCTTCTCCCCTTTTGATTTTTATTCTTTGTTACCTGCTTAGCAAGAAACTACATTGTAAGGGTTGTACACTGGAAGTGTAGGGAATGCTACTGGAACATCACATACAGTATCACAAGAGAATTCTTCAATGTTACATGCATTTTGACAACCATCTAACCATAATCCAATCTCAGCAAAGAATGTAGGTAATGTATCTTGTGAGAAGATAGTCAATGCATATTGATCATTATCAAATGTACCAGATGGGTTGTTGAAACGTGGTACATTGTGAATCAATACGTATCTGTTGTATAAAGCACCACGGTCAATTGTAGTGATGATTTGGTTACCTTGAGTAATCTCACGGATACGGAAGTCAGTAGCCAAGAAGTTTTGTCTGTAAGACTCAGAAAGAGTAAGTTCTCTAAGAACTGTCTCACCAAGACCTTGTACTTGAAGACCTTGACACTCAGTAACTACACATAGACTTTGGAATAAGCAAGGCTCACCTGTAAGATCTACTTCAGAAGCATAAAGTTTAACTGGCTCTTTTTCATAGAAGTCAGAAACTTGGAATGTACAGTCACCAAATCTAGTGTCTACATAAGCACCATTAAGGATAAGACCAGCACAAGCATTAGTAATATGACCAGGAGATAAATAGTTATCCCAAGTAATAGCACCATTTGCAGCTAAGAAAGCAGCAGATGTGCCTGGAGCATATAAAAGTGAACCATCTTCAGCTTGTACAACTGGTTGAATAAATGGAGCAATGATTGGGTTGTTTACAATTGCATTAGCCCAAGCAATCATAACTGTAGTTGAATCAACTGGAGTTGGAGAGATTGCATCTGGTGCACAACATCCTGTGTAAGCATCAACAGTAGCATATGCATTGTGGTTTAAGAATCTAAGTGCAGGAGATCCTTTTACATCCAGACGGAGGTAGTAAGTCTCACCACATAAAAACTCTTTGCAACACTCATAAGTAGCACCGCAACCTTCTTGTGCATGAGGCTCAGTTACACCATTTAGAGCAATAGTATATACAGCAAGAGTACCAGGAGTACCTGAAGGTGAGTTAATTGTTACAGTATCACCAGCAGCATAATCTTTACCTGGATTAACAATACCTGTTACTGTTGGTACACCACCAGCAATTGTAATTGTTAAAACAAGACCAGATCCTGTACCTGTTACAGTAGTTGTACTAACTGCTACAGCAGTAGTAGAGTTAGGTGCATAACCAACACCAGCAGTTGTAATAGCACCAGCTAATACACCACCACCTGCAGTCCAATATGTAGAACCTACGTGGATTACATTGTTCTGTGGAGAACATGGAGCTACAGAATAGAAACGTGATACATACTTAGGGTTGATCATTTTAGACTTGTTAGTCTCTTGGTAACCACCTGCTAAAGGACCAATCTTGTCATTGTCATAAATTGCAGAACCTGCAAGATATGCATTACAACAAGCAGTTGGTGTAATAGTCTGATTAAATGTTGCAGAATTTGGATTTGCATCAAAAATACCAATGTAACCATTAGTATAAGTAGATGGAGCATCTGCCTTTAATTGGTTAAGAACATAAGTAGGTACACCGTTAGTAGTTACATAACCACCATCTGTTACAACATTTATTGTTGTTACACCATCAATCAAAGTTGCTGTGAAAGTTGGTTCTGCACCTGGAACAGCAGTGTTGCGTGTTACCCCTGTGCCTAAGAATGCTTTTTCAAAAGCATGATTAAAATAAGCCATTTTTTCTAAATTTTAATTAATAAATATATACTATAATATAGTGAAAGTTTTTAAAACTTCCAAAATTATTTTAAGAAAAGTAATTTATACTTAGTTGAGTTGATTGAGTCTTTAACAAGATCCAGGTTATTTACTATCTCTGAGTAAGGCATCATACCCTGAAGCTTGTTAATTGTATTGTATAGATCTCTTAAATACCCTACGGCATCTGCAGTAGTATCAAGAGTTCTAATTGGCATGTCTGTATACTTAAGAAGCTTTTCTGCTACACCTTGATAGCCTTCTACTAAAGTATCTGCATGACCATGAAGTCCTTCATAGAATTCTCCTAATGCTTTATGTGCAGCAAATGATCCATCACCAGTTACTTTTAGATGTAATCTATGAAAACTAATTGATGCATTCATCATTTCTGTTGCACATGCTGCTGTCATTGTATCAAGTGAGCTACCACCAACTCCTGCATCTGGTGTAGGTTGAGGTTTAGCTGGTTCACTCTTAGGTTGAGTAACAACAGGTTGTGGTCTGCTGAGTGTCTTTGCAGGTTCCGGGTTTCTTTTTAACATTCTTTTTGCTTCCATAATTAGTTGTTACGTTCTGCTGTTTCTGTACCTCTAGAGAACTGATTAAATGATTCCATATCACCAGCAAGAATACTCACAGCCTCATCAATTATTACTTCTATAATATCATCTTTAAACTCACACTCTACATTTTGTGTAGACTGTAAATTAGTATAAGGATCTACACAACCTTGTATCTGAATCTTAATTGGTTGTCTATAGTAAATCAAAGATGCTGAATCTATTTCAAAATCATTATTGGTATAGATGTTTACATTATTACCCATAAGAGTACAGAAAGTTTCTGACCATTCAAAGCTTGGTCTTTTATTAGTGTCTCTTAATAGTAAACTTACATCTGCTTCTTCTGCAAAATAAACTGTCATACGTCTTTTATTGCAGCAGTCTTTTTTAGCATATACATCTACTCTCTTCCATTGTAAGTAATCTTGTGGAAGATTATCAAAGTAATAAATCTCTTTGTTTGAAAGATTTAAAGGCTCTGTTTGAAGAAGAACTTGAAGATCATCTTTTCTTCTTGTAGAACCTTCATCACCTTCTTTATAAATATTAGTTCCGTGCAACTGTCTTCTAGTCCACTCAACTTGTGCTTTATTAAATGCCTCAACTATTTGCCAACATTCAATGTTGTCATAGTCTTGAGAATCAAGTTTATTGACACGTTGTTTTATTTTAATAACTATTGTAGAATTTAACATCTTTCTAAATATTTTATCATATTAGCAAGTACAGTAATATTGTCTTTTGCATAACCCAATGCTGAGTTACAACTATTACATAACAAACCTCTTACTTTCCCTGTAGTATGACAATGGTCAACAAACAGTCCTTTTTTTAAACTACTATGTTCAACTGAACAACAATAACATTTATAGTCTTGCTCAACTAACATTCTTTCATAATCATCAATGCTAATTTTATGAGTAGACATTAATATATTATGCTTTCTTCTTCTTTTATTATTTTCAGCCCAGGTTTTAGATCTTTGAATAGCTATCTCTTTATTTTCATTATAGAAATTTTTTCTATACTCAAGAAGTTTTTCTTTATTCTTAAGATAGTATTCTTTTTGATATTCTTTTTTATGTTCAAGATCTCTACCCATTATTTGACATCTAATTTATTAAGCCGTTGCTTGATCTTTATTTCAATAGTACTATTTAACATTTGTTATTTCTTTTTTCTTTTTATAGATCCACCTTTTTTTCTAACAACAGATTCCATAGATTCTCTTGTATTAAATCCAGAATTACCACGCATTTCTTTTTCAGCCCAATTTCTTAATGCCATTTCTTTTTGAGGTGTTCTTGTATTATTTTGATTACTTCCAAAATAGGTTCTATTTTTTCTTGTATCATAACCTTCAGGAGATGGGTAAAAAGGAACTTTAGGATTTGTAGAAGGATATTGATAATCTAAAAATGCAGCATCACTTTTTGATAATGGACCTGCTTTAATAGGATCTCCCTGTGAATTAACTTGAATACCATCTTGAGCTTTTTTTAAAGACTTTTTAAATGCCTTCATTTGACCACCGGCTTTTTTATAAGCCATAGCTTTATTATCATTAAAGGTTTTAAGTGGATTAGGTTTAGTTGTCTTTTTCATTTTATTTCTTTTTAGCCATTTTTTTCAAAGTAACAGCAAGAGCTTTTCTTTTTGGTGTACAAGTTGGTTTTGACATTGGAGTGCAGTAACCTTTGTGTGCAGGATTGATAGCTTTTTGAATCCACTTCTTATCAGTAGATCCACCCTTTTTCATCATGATAACTGGTGAAGAAACTAATTTTGCTTTTTTCTCACCACCTTTTTTTGCAATAAGATCAGAATTTTTCTTAGCTGCTCTTTTTGCTTGTCTAACAGGTTTGTTCTCCTTTATGTTCTTTGCAATTCTAGTACCAATTGCAGCTGCACCAGCACCAAGTATTGTTGCAGCAACTTTAGCACTTGGTGTACTAAATGCTCCTGGTTTTTTAGCCCATGGAACACATTTACCATCTACACAACCATGTTCTGGAGGACACTCTGAACCATAATTACAGTTTTGACTTGAGCGTGTAGTTTTCTTTACAGCCATGACTATTTCTTTTTACGCATTTTCATTTTAGCACCAGCAATTCTATCAGCAGCAGTTGGCTTAGGATTTTTATCAATACCAGCTTTTACTGAAAGCATTCCAAAAGTAGAACCACCTTTTTTTAAATTATCTAAAGCATCTTTAGTTACAATAGTTTTCTTTCTAATTACATCTTTTCTAACATCTCCAGGTTTAATGTTTTTAGGAATAACACGTCTAGTTTTAACTGTTGCCATTTCATTAGTTCTTGGATCAAACTCCATCCCTTTTTCTTTAACTACAAAATTACCTCTCAGATTTTTTTTAACTTTTCTAGGTCCCATTGTATAGATAGGTTCATCTTTAGCTCCACCATTTTGTTTTTTAACAAGGCCACCTTTTTTCATAGTATCAATACCTTGGTAGTTAGGGCCTGTTGGACCTCCATTAGGAATACCCGCAATAAAAGATTTGGTAGATTTAGAACCTACCTTACCACCTTTAGCCATTTTAACTTTACCGTCACATTTAGCACACATTACTTTTTTCATAATATTTTATTTTAACAGTTCCACTTTCTCAAAGACTTATTAATCCTTGAGTTAGGATCATTAGCTGTCTTAGAGCTTGTTAGTTTCTTCTTCATACCAGACATTCTAGCACAAAAAGATTTTCTTCTTTTAGCATCTTTACTATCTGGAGCAAGTTTTGATGGTTTAGTAGTCACAGCAGTTTTAAGTTTACTTCCTGGATTAGCTTTTCTATATGATGCTACTCCTTTTGCATTAAGACCTCCTGATAGATTCTTACCTTCTTTTCTTTGCCATGCTGGAGACTTTGCCATAACTATGCTTTTTTAACTCTTCTTCCCATTCCTACTTTAGATTTCTCAGCCTTCTTAGCTGCTAGTTTAGAAGGGGTTAATTCATATTTTGTTTTAGGTGTATCCTTAGATACTTTCCTTGTTGGCCGGCAGTATTCATTTTTACCACCGGCTCCACAAGGTTTACCAGATTTTGTATCTTGCCACTTTTCTGCTTGCCATCTTTTTAAGTCTGATCCTGCTTTTGTTTTTCTAACATTACCAGAACCTTTCCTACATTTAGCAATAGCTTGAGAAGCCCTTGCTGAAGGAAACACAGCATACTGCGCTTTTACTTTACTATAGCATGCATCTTTTGGCATAGCATTTATTTTTTACGACCCATTTTTTTAACAGTAGTTTTAACCATACCGCCTTTTTTCTTGATGCCTTTATAACCTCCTTTTGCTTGCATTTCTGCAACTTTTTTTCTTTCAGCAGATTTAGCTGCAGATTCTTTTTGAGATTTAATTTTAGCTTGTGCTTCTTTGGCTCTAATGATGGCCATATCTTTGTCAAGAATTCTTTGTTCTGCTACAGTTCTATTTTGTGATCCAGTTCCTGTACCACGTCCAAATATATCACCTGTCTCTCTTGCTTTAATAGCAGCTGCTCTTTGTCTTGTATCAAGTTCATCATACATTCCTTTTGCAGGACTGATAGATGCTTTACCAAGAGCTTTCATTGCTTTGCCTTCAGCTTTCATAGCTTGACCTTTTGCTTTCATTGCCGCTCCTTCTTTTTTAAGTTGAGCACCAGTTTTACCACCGTTTTGATATTTTTTAGAAACTCTTTCTTTTTTAATTTCAGCAGCTCTATTTACTCTTGACTTAAGACTAGTAAGCATTTCAGGATTCATATTTTGAATCTGACCTTTTTTTGTTCGGTAATTAATTAAGTCCTGAGCAGTTTCAGCTTTTTTTAAAAATTGATCTTGACCAACTTTCTTCATTGCTGTTCCTTGCATTTTCATAGTTTGGCCTTTAGCTTTCATAGCTTGACCTTCTTTTTTAAGTTGAGCACCACTCTTAAGTGGTTTCTTTGGTGTTTGCATTTTATTTTAGTTTAAGAATTCCAAAATTTCTCACAGGCTTTGTTGAGATCTCCAAGAACATCTTCATTTAAAGGGTTCTTTAAGTACTCAACTACATCTGACACGTTTCTTCCTAATAATGCATTAGTCTTAGCATGATAGATGTAACCATCAGCCTTATTAATAATATACTTAAAAAATACGGAATCTCTAACAATTGATTTAATTTTTAGTGTTTCCATATCCATATTTACAGCTTCAAGGAAAGACTTAGCTGCTCTTTCTTTGTTGCTTTCAACTCCCTCTCCATTAATGTACAAGTCCATATTCTCATACATAACATCATTAGGTGTTGACTTTCTATATTGTGTACTGTTACCATCTACTACTTTAGCTACATAGAATAGTTTAGTACTGTTCTTGTCAAATAATTTCTGAAGTTCAGAAAGTGCTTTGTTACGCATTTTCTTGTATTCAGTTCTTGCAACAACTGTCTGTTCTTGTTTGTCTAAGTAAAACTTAGGAGGAACAGCTCTTGATCTTGCATCATCAAAACTTTTTGCTACAATAGAAAAACCACCAGCTTCAATAGCATGAAGTTTAATTCTATCATATGGATCATTAGGATCTAAAAATACAGGTTCATTACCACAGGCAATATTAATTCTATTCCAGAAATCTTTATTGTCTGGCTTAAGTAATTTTACTTGATTCCAGAACTGAGGATCCTCAATATCTAAAACATTTGCAGCTAACTCTTTCTCAAGTTCTGCTACAGCAGTTCTAATTTCTCTAATTCTAGCTTGTCTATCTTCAGCTTGAAGAAGTTTAATCTCTGGTGCAAATTCATTTAGACCAGTAAGATATCTAATAACTCCATTTTGCTCAAGACAAGCAAGTTGTTCAAAGTGCTTAACTCCATCATATAGAGATAAGCCATAATTTTCCAATCCCATATTAGAGACTGAGTTGTCAAAGAACGGACGGACTGCAATAGCTGTTTGTTTTACTCTGCCTCCACCGGTTTCTACCATTGTGAAATTTTCCATGTTTTGTTGGTTTTATTTTTTGTTGGTTAAATATAAAGAAAAAAAGGGAGGAGTTTCCCCCTCCCTCTCCTTTCTAGTTTAGATTAGAATGATCCACCTGTTACAGGGTTTCTCATAACAATTTTCAACACTTTAGTTGGGTCTTTAACCCAGATAGCTGGCATTGTTTGGCTCATCATTACACGGTAACCATTGAACTGACCAGAAGACTGGAAGCCTTGGCTACGTCCCATGTAGTCCATAGTACCATTTTGATACCACCACTTCAATTGGTTATCCCAAGACAATTTCAACAAGAAGATGTTGTCATTAGTATTGTCAGTGATGTCAAAGATAATGAATGAGTAAGAAGATAATGGGAAACCATCTACAATTGGGTTCTCAATATCATTTGTATGAACATTGTCAAATGCTGGGTTAAGAACAAACTTAACATTTGCCAAGAATGGGATTACATATGAAGTATATGCAAAACCAAAGTTCAAGTCCATACCTTTACCAGTGATTGCACCGATGTCAGCAGCCTGAATAAGAAGACCTGAAGAGATAGCCTCTTGTTTGATAGCCTCATTAACCATTCTCATACCACCCATACCAGTTTGTACAATCAAGCTGCGTTTTGGATCTGGTCCTTGGAACTCAACCTTACCATTGAAGAAGTTGTAGATCTCAGAACGGAACAAGTCAAGTGTGAAGTTGTTTTTGTTGTATACTCTTTTGAATGAGTTATCCAACTGCTTCCAAAGACCCACAGACAATCTAACATCATCTGGACCATCTTGACGAACTCTACCACCATGACCCCACATTAAGTAAGTCTCAATGTCAATTGCAATTTTTGACAAGTGAGCAGCTTCCATGTTAGTTAAGAAAGTACGTGACAAGTTACCGTTGTCAAATGCTTTTTTAACAGAGTCTTTACCCATTACTTTAACCATGTCTTCCAAAGAAGTAATTGATGGATCCATAGTTTTGTCAAATGATCTCCAGATCTCAGTTACAGGAACTGTACCATCTGCATTCATTCCACCTTTGATCATCAAGTCAGCACGGCTAGAGATAGAGTAGTGTACGTGAGCTTCTGCACCACCTACGTAGTTGTAGAATTCACGGAAACCTGCATTAGTGATGATGTCAGAGAATCTTTCACCATACTCACCTCTTGCAGAACCTTTACGGAATACTTTAGTACCGTTAGCAAGGTATCTGTTTTCAATGAACTTATAGTTGTCATTGTTTACCAACTGAACTGTATAGATATAACCATCACCTAATGGAAGAATGTCTTCCTGAGTAATGTACATCTCAACACCGTTGTATTTGTCATAAGTAATGATGTCACCATGACCAAATTCTCTTTTGTTGAGTTTGATACGGAATGTAGTACCATCAACACCTTTGAACTCATTGTTTGGTTCAACATCTTCTACAATGTAAGGAAGGTCAATAGAAACAGGTGTTTGCCATCTGTATTCCCCACGTGCGTTATCTACCATGATAACATTTTTGCCACCAAATGAAGACATCTGATAAAGAGGCATTTCAACTTTTTGAGCCATAGCCCATAGATCCACTGGACCAAGGTCCATTGGCTCTGCATCTTTCAGCATATTCACCAAGTGGTAAGAATCCACATGGGAACTTGCATTGTAAGCGGTATCCCTGAGGAATATACCATTGTTCATTACTGGAGTTGCCATTGTATATATTAATTTAAATTGTTACTAATTAAAATCTCTTGAACAAGTTATTTGGTCTAGAGAGTGTTCTTTGAGGTTTACTAGAAGGTGTTCTCTTCTGTTCTTGTTCCTCCATATGTGAAGAAGTAATTTTTCTTGCTTCTTCAGTTTTAAGCTGCCTTACTGTTTTTTCAATAGCTGCTTTACCACCTTGGTCTTTAATTCTAGTTTTATAACCATCCGGGTCTGCAAGCAACCAAAGAGCTTCAGCAATAAGGTCATGTCTTGGTTCTACAAACTGATACTTTTCTAGAAGATGTCCTAATAAGTTAGTAGGCTTACCAGAAATAGATGGGTAATTGGGTTGAACTAATCCTGAGTAAAGTAAACTTTGAATTTTTTTATCAAGTTTTACACCACTCAATTCACCAATAGAAAGAGTATTATAAACACTATCTGTATATATTTTAGCAGCTTCTGCTTGTTGATGCTTCTTCTGTTCTTGAGCAGCAAGTTGTTGTGCAATTACAGATTCCTGCATTTTATCTAACTTTGGTTTAAACTGATTAGCTTTCTGCTCTAGTTTACCCATATCAGCCCAATCTTCAATTTCTGCTTCAATTTCTTCAGCAGTTCCAAATCTTGTAGCATGTAGATATTGTCTTGCAATTTCTGCTTGATCATATTCATCAGTTGGATCAAGTTGTCTGATTTCTTCTACCTGTGCAAGTGTTCTGAATAAACCCTTAAGATCTTGTCCACCGTCAGCTACATATTTAGCTGCATATTGAAGTTCTTCTGGTAATGCTTCAAAGAATTCTCTTGGGGTATCTTGTCTAATTTTATTTTCTCTTTCTTGAAAGTTAGCTTCAAATAATTCTCTGAAATCTTTGGTAGTATATTCTTCTAATGGTTTATCATCATCAAAAGGAATAAGTGTACCTTCTTCAATCATTTTTAATGCTAACTCAGAAAGACCAGACTTATCTACTTTTGGTCTTCCCTTGTTACCAGTTTCTTCTTCTTGAGTAATAAGATCATTAAGTTCATTAATGGTTTCTTCTACCTCAGCTTTCTTTTCTGGTGTATCTTCTTTTTTGTCATCAGTCTTGTCAAAGAACGACATGTCTACTGTTTCCTTAGAGAATACAGATTTAGTCTTTTCAGTTTCTTGGTCTTCTGGTAGCATTACACTTTCTGCGCCAGGCATTCCAAATAACTCATCAATGTTTACATCTACTTGACCTACCGTTGTAGAGTCTTGTACCTGAGTTTCCTCAAATGGTTTGTTGGTTTCTTCCATTTTTTGTTGGTTTTAGTTATAGAATAATATAGTAATAAACTTTTGAAATTTAAAATAATGCATGTAAAAAAATTGCCTTATATAGCTACTTACTGTTGATTATTATTTTTACCATCATATTTATTCTTATTTTCTCTGGCAATTTCTAATTGTTTATCTGCTATTTCTCTTTGAACTTGTAGTTTTTCACGTTCAATCTGATTCTTTTTATCTTGTTGAACATTTCTATTAGTCTCTTTTTCTCTCTGAAGTTGAGTCTGTTCTTTATACTGTTCAGTTTGTTTAATCTCTGTCATAGCATCTCTATAGTCTGACATCATGTTTTGATTAACATCTGACATAGAACCATAACCAGCTGCTCTAATTTCTGCAACTAAGATATCTCTTTGTCTATCTTTTTCTTTCTCAGCCATTTGAGCATCAATCTTCATTTGCTCCATTTGTTGTTGAGCCTGAATTTGTTGTTCTTGCATTTGCTGTTGCTGTTGCATCTCTTGTTGTTTCATCTGCTGTTGTTTTTGCTCAGATGATTTTAATGCATTATTAAGTTGTGCAATAGAGTCAGATTGTACCACTTTACCAAGATCATAGATAGAAGCTCCGGTAGTATTATTTTGAAGAGCCATTTGTTTTAATTGCTCAAGAATAGCTCTATGGTTTGCAGTAGTAGTAGCAAAAATATTTAGATCTCTCATTAAAAGATCTGTACCATTCATTTGGAAGTTTACACTTTCATCTGCTGTTGTAATATAAGATAGTCTAACAGAAGGATTGGTTGAATGATAATACTGAGCTAAGTCTGTACGCATTTGGTGTACTCTAGGCATTAAATAGTCACAGTGTTGGATAAAGAATACCTCTGTCTGTGCATATGATGCATTAACTGCTTGTTCTACTCCGGTAGCAGTTTGTTGTGAAATCTGTTGTCCCATTCTTTGTGGGTTAACACCAATCACTTCATATGCTTGTTGTTTAAAGTAGTTAGCAAGGTTAATCCTTGACATAAGTCTGTTTGTTTGCTCAAGGTCAAGTTTTTGGAAATGCTGAAAGTTTAATGCATTCTCTGTGTTTGTAATAGATGTATCAAGAGGAAGCATTTGGAAATTCTTCATTGCCATATATGCTTTAGCATAATTACCTTTACCCCAGTCTTCACCAAGTGAATGTTTAGGTAATGTATTTTGGTCAAGCATAATAATAGTACCAAGTTCATCTACTAAGATGTCTGCAATCTGATTGTTTACAATATTGTATCCAATCTGATATGGCTTCATTAAGTCAAGTAGTGCGGTAGACTTAGTATTTCTATCTGAAAATACAGCACCTTCTACTGGAAGTTTACAACCATAAAGACTTGAATCACCTTTAAACTGAAACTTAAGTGGTCCAATTTTTTGTTTATTTACACCAATGTACATTGGAGTTAATCCACCTGGATTATTCATACCCCAGTAACTTGGAATGTTAGGTCCAATTTTTACACCACCCCATACCTCATTGATCCAGATCCAGTCTACATGCTCACCATAAATAACAGTCTCTTTTGTTTTATTTTTAAAGAGTCTTGTATCATATTGTGGTTTAACACTTACTTTATAGTGTTCATCTACAATCTCAGTAATAACTTCACCACTTTCTTCAATCTTAGTAAGATGTCCTACTTTTCTTTGTGACTTCCAGTAACATGTTGTTACTCTTAAAAGATATGCAACACCATTATTTACATAGTCTTCACCTTCAGAAAGAATTTGTTGTACAATATCACCACCATCATATACGGATCCTGCCATAGCAGATGTGTATTGTCTATAACCTAATGATGGCATATTGACATTCCAGTCATGAGATTTAGTAGCATCATAGAATGTACCATCATTTTGATATCCACCAACTGTATAACCAGCAGCTCTAATTGGATAGATTGCTTCTAATGCAGCTAACTGTTCTTCATTCATTAAGTAACCATACTTATCAATAACATCTGCTGCTGTAAGCATGTCTGTTTTACCAACCCAGTTTGCTTGAGAAATGTATCTAGCATCTGGAGACTTATGATAAAAACAAATTACTGGATTCCACAATTCTACTTGGTAGTCATCCTCCATCATATGGAAATGCCAGAACTCTCTATCTGTAATAAGTGAATCTCTAAATGCTCTTTCTTCTAACTCATCCATCTTAAATCTTTCCACATCTACTTTATGTTGATGTGTAGCCCATTCTTCAATCATAGATCTGTAATCTTTTTTGAAGTAGGATTCAATTTCTGGAAGAGTCTTAAGATTTTCTGTAGATAACTGTTGTTGTGCTTCTTCAGAATTAGGATCTAAACCATTAGCAAGAAGTTGTGCTTGTATTTTTACTGCTGCATTTTGAAGTAATACATCTTCAATTGCTGCTCTTTTTTGTTCTAATAACTCATTGTATGAATACTCATCTACTGCTCTATAGGTAAGTTTAGTAGATCTCTTAGCAAATTCAGCTACAAGAACATTAATAACATTTGGGATAATAGGATAAAACTTTAGTTCTAATGCAGAAATGTCATCTTGAACTAATGTTTCTACTATATCTCTATACTCATTATTTGTTTCTACTATGTAATCAGATCTATCAATAATACCTTTGGCAAGTTTGTAGTTCTTCATTAGTCTACGGGCATTCTTACGGATCTGTTTTAGTCCTTGCCACTCTAGCCAATCTAAATTCCATGCAGCCCACTCATCATCCTTTTCCTTACTAGGAATAAATTGCAAAGGCTGGGTAATAGTACCTATCTTATTATATTCAGCTTTGGCTCCTTTTTTTAACTGAAGGGCATTATATATTTGCATATCCTTTATTTAATATTTTTAAATGCAGATTTCTGTAAACCTCCACCCAATGATGATCTACCCTGCCCCATATGACGGAACGGGCTTCTATTTAATTTAAACAAATTTTCTGACTTTTGCAAGTTTTTAGAAGCATCATCCATGATGACTCTCTTAGAATAACCTCTATTAGCTTGCTGTATTCTCATGAAAGCAACTAATGCTGCAAATGATACAAGTCTATCCACGTTGACACCATCTGCATATTCTTGCATTTCTTTAAGTAGCATTGGATCTGGGATACGTTCTATACCATATTTAGTTCTAACTACAGTACCATCTGTTTTAGTTTCTACATCTAGTTCTTCTTTACAGTATTCAATAGCATAACTTAATAAGTGTGCTTTAAATAATGTACCAGTGTTTTTCCAACCATACTCCTGGAACACGTTAGCATTTGCACCAAGATCTTTCAAGAACATAATCTGACTCTTAGGTACTAGATATCTTTGTTTCTTTCTTGATATCATGTACTGAATAAATAGTGAGATGTTATTCTCTATTACTGTCCAGGCATTATACCATTCTATAATTAACTCTAATCTCTGGTGAGTTTTATTAATATCATCAAATCTACCACACCAAGCAGCCACAATTTTATCTGGTTCTATGTATGTTTCTGTTTCTCCCATAGTAACTTTAGTTACTTCTACAGGAGCTTTCATAATAAAAATAGAACAGAGTGATTCTGATGTTGTTGTCTTACCTTCTGATACGGGGTCAATAGAAGCATAATACTGACCAAATGTAGGATCAGCAATTGGTCTTTCCCATACAACAAGTACTCCAGTTTTATCTTCCAGTTTTTTAGATACCGGAAATTCTTTAATAGGTTGTTTATCTGTAGACTTAACTGCAACTTTACCATTCTCATCTGTAAAAATATCTAAGAACTCATAGCCATATTCTTTCTCTTCAATTCTTCTTTGCTGTGCAGCAACTAAGTGTGTAGGAAATAAAGATACAGATCTATGTGCAAATGCTTCTCTAATATTTCTAGGGTGCTGAGATATCCTTAACTGATAGTCTTCTGGATTAAGTTCTTTCTTCCATTGCTCAAACTGTCTATCTAAAGCTTCTAAAGCTTCAGTTACAAGAGAGTTACCAAAGTCATCAATATAGGGAGGCATTGACCATTGCTCAGGAATAAACAATCCTGACATACCAATAGTACCTTTTTCATCAATAAGATCAGTTTCAACTGCATAAATATCTTTTGAAAGTGGGTTCAAGATCATATCTCTTAGTGGTTCACACTGAGACAAGTCACCCACAGATCCTGCTGCAATGAACATACCTGTAGTAACCATACCTGATCTCATGGCTGGGCGCATATACTCATATGTCTGATCCATCTTAGGTGCAATACCTGCCTCCTCATGGAAGAAGTATTTTACCGGACCCCCTACACCATTTGTTGGATCTTTCTCAAATGACATACCTTGTATGGTACCTTTGAGACCAACTTCTGTTTTTCTATCTCCTTTTCTTACTTCAATCTTCTGTTGCCACATCATGACCTTATCTGGAGACATAGGTCTATACCATGCTGTGTGCTCATTTAGGAATGCTGCATATTCCTGTAAAAACTTCCAGGAACCCTTCTCATTAATATAATCTTTAAGTGATGCACCAATCTTAAGAGTAACCCCTGCTTCAAACCACTGCTGGTTTATAAGCTTACCCATATGATAATAAGAAGATGCAATCTGACGTTTCTTTAAGATAGCAACATGTTTGTAATTAAGTTCTGCTAGTAACTCATATAGAGCCATATGATATTGTGCATCCCTTATTTTAGCAAAGTCAAACTTCTGTTGCTCCTTATCAAAGATTGGTAAGAAGTTTAACCACATATAGTATTCTCTTGCAAGAAACCATGTGTTACCAGAATCTTTAACTATTATGCCTTTTTTGCATTTTGCTTTTTGATCATCCCAATAGTTTACAAAGTCTTTAGACTTGAAGGGGGCTGTGCAATATACTCCGTCACTTCTAAACTTGTTGGACTCTGATATAAATATCTTATTAGTAGTGTCATTGAAGCCGTACTCACCAGGTTCTTTGAAAACCCCAAATATGAAGTTACTGAAGTCTTCTCTGGATTCAAAGCTTGTGATTGTCCATTGTCCGTTATCATAGGTTGGTATGTCTTGATAGATTTCACTCATAGTTATTGGTCATATGCCATTCCAATTCCACCTCTTACTTTACTAGACTGTTCATCCTGGAGATCTTTATATACTCCTTTAAATGATGCTCTAATCTGGTCAAAGTTTTTTGCTGCAGCAATCAGTGAATTAATATTTCCATCTCTACCTGCAGTGATAGTTGTTGTTTCCATATATCTACCCAATCTATCTAACATAGAAGATATACCCTTGTATGCTCTAGATGTAGGAGTTTCATACATTCTCTGGCAGAATAAAAGAGCTGTATGTATATCATCATCCTCTGTAGAGAATTCTGCTTCTATCTCTTTTAATATGATATGTTCTTTATCTACTTCTGGAGTATGAAAGAATGGATTCATATCCGGGTTAGGACATGTCATATAGAAGAGATATAGATACACTTTAAGATAGTCATCCGGATAATTATCCATGACATCTTTAAGTGCCTTAAGTGTGTAACAATGTTCTGTAGGAATTACTTTACCATTCTGAACATCAAAGAGTCTTATAATCATGCAAATGGATTTTCAGTTTTTGGTTTTAGTTTTATACCAAATATATTCTTTAAAGCATCTATAAAACCTGAAGCTAAATAATATTGATGATATAATAAACTTTCATTTCTACAAACAATAAACCCCTTTGGTAAATACACATCTGGGTTTTTAGGATCTTCAAAACCCTTAGTTTTATTTTTTAAAGGTTTAAGATAGGTTAATAATCTTCCCTTATACCTAAATAATATAATTCCTTTATATGCTAATATCTTAGTACGTCCTGGATAATTAGAATTGTACTCTCTTATTTCATAAAATATCATAACTACTTCTTTTTAATTAAGTGTGGAAACTCTTTCATAAAGTTAATTATTGAGATGACCTCATCATATAAATATGGCACCGGCATCTGAATAACTTCTTTAACAATAGGTTCACCATTTACATCTAGTTTAGATATTGGGTAACCATATTGATCTTCACCGTCAACTTCAAATATAATGTGATGTATAAATATCTTTCCAGCTTGTAACTTAGGGTTATGCTTTAATATAATATACATATAAACACTGAGTTGTAAAGCATAATGGTTAAAGTTGCAGTCATCTAAATGTTGTACTGGATCAAGCATTTTCTCTGTCATGCCTTCCCAGTTCTTAAAAGATTCTGTTTTGATTTCTTTATTAGTCTTGTAGTCAATGATGTTAACTCTACCATTGACTACTTCAACTAAATCTGATTGTCCACACAAGCCTGCTGACTTGAGATAGACCATATGTTCAGGATACACTCCTGGTTCTAATTTTTGTAATGGTGCTATTTTTAAACCATTATCTCCTTCATATGGCTTAAATACAGGAACAGTAACCCCTTCTCTTTCTATAGAAGCAAATGAGCATAAGTCAGACTCTCTTTGGTTATGATAGAATGTACCAAGTGTAGTAGCTCTAGTAGCTTCATTATCCCATATCTGTACAATAAGTTTAGGATCTACACCATACCATTTTGATTTCTTGTTCTTAGATACTCTCTCTGCTACTTTCTTAGCATCAAAAGGTTTCTTTAAACTAGATATCAATGTTGTTACACTAGTCCATTTGATCTGATCATTTGGATCTACACTTACATAACTGTGATCATCTGCATTAAATACTATGCTCATAATTGTTCTAGTTTATCTTCCTCTTCTTCTGTAGCAATTGCTTGCCACTTACCAAGTGGACATTCTGAAGAAAGAGATCTTGTTTTAAAATTTAATGAGCAGCCACATTCATTACAACATGGAGCTGTACCTTTTACTGCACATTTTTTTCCTTTACTTGGGCATTCATCACAGACATCAAATCTCATGCGGGCAACATCTTCTACAAACTCATCTCTAATAACTGAGTTTTTAATACCCTCAAGAATCTGTGCCTTGTTCTCCCATATTGCTCTCAATGCTGCCTTCATATTTTTTTTCTTTAAAAGATTTTTTTTCTTCTTGTTCTTCTTGTAGTTTAACAATTATATTCTTTAAAAGAACAAGTTTTTCTTCCATGGACTTCTTATTGTGATATGCATTATATGTTGAAGTATCATGGTTCTTTACTGATTTTTCTAGTCTAACAATTGCTTTACTTACTATTTGTGGTTTAACCATTGCATGTCCTAAACCTTCAATGTTTATTCTTGTGTGACTAAGTGTTGACATTTTTTTTCTTAGTTCTTTATAATAGAACTGAACTAAATCTTCAACAAGTTTTTCTTGAATGTTTAGATCTTCTGAAACTATCTTATAAATCTTACTGGATTTCTTGGGAATCATGACTTAAAAATTTATAGTCAAGTAGTATGGTACCTTCTGTCTGAATCTTAATATTAGGATTTAAAGATATCATCTTTTTATTCTTAGTATCTTTTACAACTAACTGTTGCTTTTCAGCTTTATTAATTGCATTTCTTACAGTCTGTGGTGATTTAAAAATCCAACCTTCTTCAGAAGAAGCATCATAACAAAAGTCTGTTAATGAAATAGGTTCATTAAAACTTAAAAGTGTAAGGCAATTCAAGTCAGACTCATTAATAGATATTCTATTAATAAAGCAATATGTCATAATCTGGAACTTAACTATGTCCCATTTAGGCATTCTTACTCTTTTCTGTACTTGATTTACTAAAGCCATGACTATCCTTTTCTAAGCTTTCTTTTACCCTGCTCAGGTATACCAGGCTCTTTATCAATATCATTATCAGATCCCTCTGTTTCTGCTTCTTGTTGTGCTTGAGCCATCATAGCATATTGCATTTGAATACTAGTTCTTTTAAATCTAGCTTCTTCAATTTTAAGAAGTGCTTCTTCATACTTTCCTTGTGCTTCTAAATAAGGTAATGATTCAGTATAAAATTGAAGCATTTGTTCTTTTTGAGCAGCTAAATCTTCAGCTGTAAACTCTTTTTCTTGTTGGTTTTCCATGATAAATTATTTATTGGTTTACAACAAATATACAAAATAAGTTTAAATGTATATTGTTTAAATAAAAAATCCAGGCACAGAAAGTACCTGGATCATAGTAGTTTAAGTAATATTACTTTCTCTTAGCAGTTCTTTTTACAGCACCACCCTTTTTATTTATGCCTAATTTTTCTTTAAATTTATCAACAAGACCATACTTCTTATTTGCTACTAAAGCTCCAATACCAGCTGCTGTTCCTATAATAGCTTTTTTAGCATTAGATGATAACCCTCGTTTACCAAATGTTTGTTTACACTTTGGTTCATCTGGATTTTTTTTACAGTCTACAGCTGCACCACCAGCTGCCATTTTTTTTATTTTTTTCATGGTTATCTATTTTTAATTGTAAAGTTCAACACTGTTAATAAATAAAAGTCTCTAGATATATCTATTTCAATAGATAAGATATCTATAAATGAGAATCTTACTTTAATAGCAAGCTTGTCCCACTGCTTTGTGTAAGTATTCCAGCCGTTTCTAAGTTTCATAGTTTATTATTTAAATGGAACATAGGTAGTTCTATTACCTGATTTTCTAGCTTTAAGAATTTCTTTTCTTTGTCTGCCAGTAGACTCATAAGATACATGTACCCAGTCTGGATTAGTATCTGTACCAAACTCCCAGATAAGTTGATCAAACTCTAAGTTAGCTTTAATGTAATCAAAGATTTGTTTGTTAGTTACTTCAGTACCATCCATATCAATATCTACAGCTTCACCTGAACAATGTTGAGATGTTGTTGATGCTCCTTTAGTAATCTTATTAAGAGCCGCACTTCTATAACCAGAACTTAAAAAGATTGCTCTACCAAAATGTTCTCTAATTGGTTCTAATACTTTTTCACATAACAACACCATATTTGCCTGATGTGCTTCAGTTGGTGTATTACTTATTCCTGCTCTTTTGGCTGTGCTACTTCTTGTAAACTCAGCAAGTTCAAAGTGTTTACTTAATTGCATATTATTTCTTTTTAGACCATTTATCAATGGATGTTAAACCTAATGCACCAAATGCTAACAATGCTACTGCATCAACTAGTCTATCTGATGGTTTAATATCTCCATGAGTAGTTGTATTCATAATCAGTGCAGCAATTAGTGCTAATGTACAAAGTAGACCGGCTACCCTTTTAGATGAATAACTTCCTGATTCATCTGTAAATATTTCTTTTAAAAATCTCATACTTAATGTTTATCTGTTGCATACTTAACCCCCATAATAGTTCCTACTATAGAGAATGCATTAGTTAGTAATATACCCAAAAGGTTACTCCATGTAGAACCTATAATTTGAGTCTCTCTTCCATATAATATAGCAAATAAATACATAATACTTACTACTATGCCTACACTAATTATAATTACTAAAGCTACTTTAACAATTATATTAATGAGTTCAAACTGTGTTCTTTTTTGCAAAAGATCTAAATCATCCATTGCAGCATCTCTTAATTGTTCAGCTTCTTTCTTAGCATCTTCAGCTTGTTCAAGAGCATGTTGAAGATTTAGCATAAGAGTTTCTTTCTCACCCATTGCATGAGCAAGAGCTGTATTCTGAGACTGTACTTGTTTAGTTACTTCTAATCTTTTTTTTCTTGATGATATATCTCTTTCTTTACAAATTTTTAGATACTCAGCAAAAGCAGGATCATCTGTTCCAGGTTCTATTATCTTAAGAAGATTTCCTTCTAAGAAGAGTTTCTTCTCTTTAGCTATCTTTAATAACCCGTCTCTAACTGCTTTTGGTAGTACCATTACTTATAAACTTTGAAAGGTAAAGATTTAGTTCTATACCCTTCATAATCTTTTTTAAACTCTTCTAGTCTAGGTTCAATCTCATCAGATTTAATAATCCAGAATTGAGCACCCACAGCTTTAGCTTTATCAATTTCTTGAATATCAGAAGATGAAGATATAATACCTATTACACAACCATTACCATAATCATGATTAATCTTTCTGATCATTTCTATCCCATCAAAAGATGAACCTATAATGTTAAGATCTACAAATACACAATCAGGTTTTTCTTTATTTGGATCATCAGGAAACCATTGCTTAAAAAGCTTATCTGCTTCATCTGATGAAGACAAAGCTTCAAATGAAAGTGATATATCTAAAAGACTGCATGCATCTTCAAAAACAAGATGAAAAAGATTTTCATCATCTATTAGCATTATTGAGTTAATCATTTTATTTTAATTTTTATTTGTGTACCCTGAGCTATTTTTTCAGAAGTAACCTCAAAATTATGTTCTTTTATTATGGCTACACAAATGCCAAGACCAAGACCACTACCTGATTCTTTTTGGTTTTCTCTTCTTTTGTTTTGCCTTGAGTATTCTATTAATTCTTCATTAGATAAACCTCTACCATTATCTTGCACAATCAAAGTATGATTATCCAACATATATACAATTACTAGTTTATTTTCAGAGTCATTATATCTAAGCCCATTTCTGATCAAATTATCTACAGCTGTACAAAATAAAGATTCATTGATCTTTGCACTTGGTAAAACATCAATGATAACTTGGTCTTTATATGAAGTAGTCTCTAAATATTTTTTTAAGCAATCATCTAACTTAACCTCTTTAAACTCTAATGAACTACCCTGCTTTACTAAGTTTGTAAATTCATAAACTCCTTTATATACTTTTTGAGTATGTAAAAGACCATCTTTAAGCAACTTTAAAGGTGATGCTAAATTATACTGCTCTATAATTTCTAGTGGTAATCTTCTTTCTAATGAACTAATTCCTCTAGGTATGTATACATTGATTCCAGAATGCATATCATGTCTAAGAATCTTAGCAGCATGTTCAAGATATGTATTTTTATATTGTAGCTGATCTACTGTTAACTGGTGCAATTGTTCTTTTTCTTTTAAGAAGTCTTTAACAAACCAGAAAGCAGGAGGACAAAATACAATAAAACAAAAATACTCAATTAGGTTAGTATACTTACACTGAAGAAATATACCAAATAATGTAAAAGTTTTAACAACAAAAAATACTAGCATGCAAATACCAGCAATTATTAATGCTGCTTTACTTTTAAAAGATAGGGTCATGCCTTCATCATTTGAATATTGATCATAAGTTTTACTTCATCACCAATCAACAAAGATCCTTTACCACCTTCTAAGTTAAATGTTAAACCCCAGTCTTTTCTGTTTATAGATCCATCAAGTTCAAATCCATACTTAGTTTGACCATAAGCATCAACATCATTACCATTGTAGTTACCTTTTAGAGTTACTTCTCTTGACACACCTTTAATTGTTAACTCTCCAATAACTGTATACTCATCATTTATCTTTTCTACCTTAGAAGACTCAAAAGTTATATAAGGAAAGTTATCAGCATCAAAAAAGTCTTCTCCTTTTAAATGATTATCTCTATCTGTAATGTTTGTTGAAATGGTATTTACTTCTGCTTGAAACCATATCTTAGCACCTTCAAAGTCTTCAGACTCAGATTCCATAGTAGCATCAAACTTACCAAATATTCCATTAACATTTGAGATCATCAAATGCTTAATTCTAAATGCTACATCTGAGTGAAGCGGATCAATAATATATCTCATCTTTGTAATATTAGTTGTTTAACTGCATCAGATAGTTCAGAAACACTTCTAGCTAGACTTTTAATTTCTAACTGAGTCTGTTCTTGAATTGCCTGATATTTTAATCTTGACTCTTGTTCTACAAGTTCAATCTTGCCTTTAAGCTTACCTAAACTTTCTGTATTATTTCTTACATCCGTATGGATCATTCTTAAAAAGTAACCAAGAACTCCTGTTACTGCTACTAATCCCCACTGTACTAATTGTGCTAATTCCATTATTTAATAATTAAACCTGTTGTCAATAATGCATTTAGAATTACAGATATGTTTCTCTGTTTCTTTAATTTCTTAATATCAAATGCTTGTGCTGTAATAATTGTATCCTGGCTATTAATAATATATCTCTGTGCCTGAATAACTGTGTCTTGGTTTTTTATTATCAGATCTTTTTCTTTGTCTCTACGGTAGAGCACGTGGATCATAGTATCCTGTATCTGAATAATGTTAAAAGTATCTCTAGCATTCTTAACAGAATCTAACTGAGAGTGTAGATCAAGTAGTCCAGCATTTAGTTTAGCAATAATCTTTTTGCTGTTATCTATCACTTGACCTTTCTCTCTTATAACAGTTTCTTTACCTTCTATTCTCTTTTCAATAGTCTTCTGCTTACTTACCGGGTAAACCTGAATAGGTTTTCTAAGCATCAAGATAAGACATATACCTATCAAGACAACTTGCAAGATTGTAGAAGTACTGATATTTAAGTTCTTTATCATAGTGATTCTAAAATTGGATCTGGTTTAGGTAGATATGGAATGAGAGGCAATTCTTTTACCCATAAACATCTTTCATTTATGCATTCATTCATTTCTTCTTGACTTATAACCCAGTTATCTTCAATATCCTGAATTGGATTAAAGTAACTATCTGGAGCATATAACTGCCCAATAAGTTGATCTTTTTGTTCAATAGTAAGTAAGCCTACTTGTATCATACGTTTCTTCCTAAAGCAGTTTGAAAATTATTTACAATAGTGCTAAGAGTTACACACTCTGCATCCGATAGTCCTTTTCCAATATGTGCAAAAGCACACTCTTTATTTGTAAAGTTTAATGCAGAAAACCCTCTGTTATTATAAGCAAACAAGAACATATCCACTGGAGGTGGACTAAATGTTGTTGTACCGCCTGAAGCAGAACCTCTTAAGATACCCCTAATAAAAAGTTTACTAGCTGCTGATGTTCTTGTACTAACGTAGTATCCTGATCCATCTGTATCTGTAGTAGTTAATGCATTTGGTTGAATACCATCAGGATAGTTAATAGCTGAAAGTGAGGAGTTAGGATTACCTACAAATCTAATCAATAGTCTTGCCGATGTTGCCTGAGTAGCAGGATTGCCAAAACTACCAATTACGTTACCACCTGTTACGTGACTACCGGGTGTTCTAGAATAGTAACTAAAAGAAATATAATCAGGAATTGGAAAATTAGCAATATCTGAATTTACAAAAGTATTTGCATAACCATTCACACCATTAGGTAAAGCTCCAGTTGATGAATGTATAATACCTCCATTAAATACTAATCTTTTGGCTGCATCACTATCTGCTGGATTAATAAGATTAAACTTATGACTTGCTGGCGTAGAACCTACAAATGGATACACAGCAGTCATTTTTGTCCAAAGACCTGCTGTTTTTAGATCTGTTACTAGTGTACATACAGCATCCACAGATAAGGTATCTGTTACGCCTGCCGCTGATAAAAAGGCAACTGCATCTGGGTCAGGACAGTCATAAGAAAATGTAGGTAAAACAATAGATGTCTTTCCTGTATTTCCTAAAACAGTATTAGTATTAATACTTGTTTTCATAGATACTATGAAATATAAATAATTAAAAACTCAGTACCAGTAGCATTATAAGCAATAGTATCTAAAGTATTATTAATTGAACCGGCATCAAAAGTAATTGTTTCTTTAGACTTTAAGGTCACTCCTTTTACTGTACCATCAGCAAGACCTACATTAGCAATAGAAACTGAGAATGTACCAGCACCAATTGTACCTGAACTTATTGTTCTAAGGATATTGCTTGTTCTAGCTGCACCAGAGGTTACTCCAGTAAATGCACTAAACAATGATGCTAAACCTTGTAAAACTTTATACTGAAAATTAAAGTTATTCTTTTTATCTCCGTATGAGTTAATGTTACCTACTGACATGATTAATATGTTTTGTTTAAAATAAATATATCACTATAAATACTGTTTCCAGCATTATTACTTCCCCACTGTACTGTTATATCAAGGGTGTTTGGGATAGTAGTGTTAAATGTTGTATTGTTTACCACATTAAATGCAAAACCTTGAACACTAGTGTTTGATGTTTTTG